GGCAGCTGAATCCCTTTCTAAGCTAATCAACAAAAAAGTAGTGGTATCCGAAAGGTACCACTCTAATATTGTTGTGGATGCCAACACATGTAAGCTAGAACCTGATTATTCAGGCGGGAGCAAGATGATGGAATTTATTACTGGGCCATTACCTTATAATGAAGCTATTACAATATTAATTAAGGTACTTAATTGGATAGATGAAAATGGATGGACCACAGACAGATGCGCATTCCAATTTTCAGTTAGCTATGATAAGTTCAGAAAAGATGTTAAAGATAAAATAGAAAATCTTGACAAGCTAAAGTTTATATTAGGTCTTGATGAAAACTTTATCTATTCAAAATTTGGGAATAGGTCTAAAAACGTTTATGCTAAATCAATAAAGAGAGTAGTTCCTAGAAACCGGTTTACGATGGTTGAAAACCTAACTACTATTGACCCTAGGATGTTTAAAGTTCCGGAGGACAAATACTATGGCGTAAACTTCACGAAAATACCAAAGGGATATTTGGAATTTAGATATCTAGGAAACAGAGATTATCAAAAGAAAACCAAGGATATAAGAGATATTATAGATTACGTGATTCTTTATCTTTATGACTTGCTTAGTCATAGAATATCAGGTTATTCAAAAGAGGATCTTGCTAAGCTTCAGAGTATGATGAATCAGTATAGCAAGGTTGTTAGATCTTTCAGCGATCCTGATTTCTTCTTTAGAAATTACCCAGATTTTCATATCTTCGTAGATCTTAAAGGATGGGACGAGAATATAAAGACTTACTGGTCAGTTATAAGAGATAAAATATTTGATATAATTGTCGAAGGTAATGTTACCTCTGGATATTTTAATTATGATAGCACCACAGGTAGATGTCAATTAAAAGACGCTAGAAGTAGGGAAGCTTTAGAACTTAAGGATATAGATCTTATACTTTGTGACATAAAGAATGGCGTAATTAAAAACTGTAATATCTACAGTTCTAAGATAAAAAAATCCTCAATAGAGGAATGCTATATAGTTAACGATACCACTGTTACCTCTTCAAAAATTAAAGATTGCGTTGTTGATTTCGGTAACGAACTTGAGGATTGCTTTATTGATTGCGAAGGTAAAAGTATTAACTGCAAGATAAAAGATGGGGTTTTAAGAGCTGGTGAAATTGGTGAAAATGCTGAGGTGAGTAAGGAAACCTTAAAAGTTAAAGGCTGGGAGGATTTCAGAAAAGAAAGATTTGTTACCGACAAGAGATTAAAGGATCTAAATGATAGATACAATAATCCAAGATTTGGAAACATGAACTTTTAAAAATAAACGCTAAAAGATGACCGAAGAAGAATTAATACAAGAAATAGAAGACGCACTTTCTTTTAGCTGTGCCCTTCCATATAATCTAAATCAGCAAGAAACAAAAAGGATAATTAAAAGAGCCAAAGCATGGTTTTTTGATAATTATCAGTATGCTGTTGAGGATAGGGTTTTCATTTTGAAAAATGAAATATTTCAGCATCCTGAATTTAGAGCAACAAGACAAATAAAATTGCCAGAATCTATCATTAGCGTATATGACGTTAGAGAAGTTGGTGGTTCCGGTATATCTGGTAATCCAGATAAAGATTTTGGTGATTCTAAATTACTTGGATCAGAGTTACTACTTTCACCTTTTGTTGGCGATAACTTAGTTTATCGTACAGTCATGTACTCGTATTTTGATTTAGCTAAAGCTTATCTTTTAAATACATTTGCTTTTAAGTGGAATAAGAATAGCAAAAAATTAACTATCATGGGTAGAGATCCAAACAGATCCGGTAAAGGCGGTCAACAAGCTCAGCTTGCTCAGGGATTTGGATCTGGTGGTACTGATGTATCTGTTAGATGCTTTGTTGCACTAAATGATGATGATCTTTTTGCAGATGAGCTTTTTGTTAGATATTGCATCGCTAAATCTAAAATAGCATTAGCAAACATGCTTTCTGTATTTACCTATAATTTACCAGGTGGAGTTCAAATAAATGCTTCTGATATCAGAACCACAGGAGAAACTGAATTACAAGAAGTTATGGATATGATTAACGGTGAAAATACTCCTAGTTACTTCCTTCAATGGAATTAATATAGTGCTTATTATAACGAAACCTCTCGCTTTTTTAAAAACGAGAGGTTTTTTGTTTACGTTCAGCGTGTTTAAAACCTACGATATATAATGCGAAAGATTTTCTATGAGAGAGATTTATAACAGGGATCCACTAGACCCAAGCTACAACCCGTTCCAGATCGAAACAACCGATCCGGTAGAAATTTGTGTTGGCCAATTAAAAATGATGCTTCTTACTAATAAAGGAGAGGTGCTAGGCGATACTAAATTTGGACTTAATCTAGAGGAACTAATATTTAGTTTAAATTTATCTGAATCTAGCATAAGAAAAGAGATGGATCTATTTTTAAAAAACTATATACCTCTTTTTAGAAAACTTGGAGGATCTTACGATCTTAAATTTTATGTCGGAACGGAAAGGGACATAGCAACAATAGATTTTAGAATACCAGTAGACGGGGGATTAAGTCCTCTAGTAACACTAAGAATAACCTAATATATAGAAATGAATATTTTTAAGAAGAATAACATCCTGATTAACGGTCTATTAAATGACACGTTTACTTTCCTGCAGGACACGTATAATCAAACGACAAATCTGTTTACTGTAGCATCAGCTTGGGGACAGATTCTTTTTGTTTTGCAAAACCTTTCCCAGATGATTCTATATTTTATAGAGGATTCGATAACTGAGTTAAATATAGAGCAAGCAACCAGAGATTATTCGGTTAGAAGTTTAGCCCGAATAGCTGGATATGATCCAGGCAGAGCAAGTACTGCTCAAGGAGAGGTAACATTATCTTGGAATAGAAGACAATCAGACATAGGCGGGAGTGCGGTTATAATCAACAACCACGCACAAATCAGATGTCAGGAAAATGGTAAATTATACTCTTTAGCTTTTGGCTCATCGAGGGTAACTATTCAACTTGGAGGCAGTCCAAGCCCGCTTAGAGTTAAAATAGCACAGGGAGATTTTATCAGTGCTGTAGTAACGGGAACAGGAAACGCTTTACAAAGTTTTAATCTCCCGTCTTCGTCAGGAGCTTATCTCGATCAGTTTTATGTTGATGTGTATGTTAATGAGGAAAAATGGAGAAGATATGATTCACTATATGATATACCTTTAAATGGAAAGGGATTTATCGTTAGAACAGGGATTCAAGAAGGACTGGATGTTTATTTTGGTAATTCTAATTTTGGTATGGTACCTCAAAGAGGATCAAGAATAAGAATAGAATATCTTCAAACCTCAGGAGGATCTGGTAATGCTATTTCAACTAAGGAAAAACCTTTAACGTATAAATTCGTTTCTAGTGGGACAGATTTATTTGGTTCTGAAGTAGATCTAAACAACTATATCGATGCTCTTAATTCTATAGACCCTTCTTTTGGTACTAACCCGGAAACAACAAATTTAATAAGATTAGTTGCTCCAAAGACAAGTAGATCTTTCGTTTTTGCTAATGCACAAAACTACGAAATTTTTCTAAATAAACTTGGGATATTCTCACAAATTCAAGCATTTTCAACATTCGATGATGATTACTTAGATGATGATAACGTTATCTATATTTTCTTGGTCCCTGATATAACTTTAAATATATCTTCTAATGAGGATTATTTTGATATCCCGGTGTCTGACTTTTTACTTAGTACTAATCAGAAAACCAAGATAATAAATCTTATTGAGGATTCTGGATCTATGATCGCAACAACTGTTGTTAGAATAGTGGAACCACAAATAAAAAGATATGTTGCAAACGTGGTGATTACTATGTTTGAAGGATATGATCCAGAGACAATAAGACAAGCTATAAGAAAGAAAGTTTCTGATTATATGCTAAATCTAAAAAGAAGAGATTTCATACCTAAATCTGATATGATAGCTTTGGTTGAATCTGTAGAGGGTGTGGATTCTGTTTCGTTCTACTTTGTTGGTGAAGAAAACGAAAAGAATCAAACTTTGCTTAGAAGTTTAACAAATGTTTCTGCTATGCAGCTACAACAACAGGTTGGTCTTAACGAGTTTGGCGACATCATAATAGGCAGAAACGATCTTGTTGTTTTAAGAGGCGGATGGACAGATAGAAACGGTACAAATTATCAACAAGGCATAGTTCAGGGTAAGCCAGGAGCTCTTAACGTAAGTATTGCTAAAATAATCCCTGTGAATTTCAACATGTCGCTAAATGCTGAAATGAAATCACAACTTATAAACAATAACTAATGAACAACTATTCACCGTTTTTTCCCGACCTTAAGAAAGGAATAAATTATACCGTTGCGGGAATAAAACCTAGAACGGGTAACACAACTTTCTATGATGCTAAGGATTTATATCCGACAGCAGAACTTGCTTCTGATCGATCTTATAATATAGGATGCTCTGGATATAGAAGAATTCTTTCTAGTGGTTTGGGTGAATATAAGTATGCACCGTGTTCAGATATGCTGGAATATAAAACTATCATGAAATTAATGCCGAAAATTCCAGTAGAAAGAAGATACTATGAATTCGATCCCACTCAGAATATTTACGACATAAGAGATAGTTTTAATGATAATCTCTATAATGGATTTGATTATAAAGATCAGTTGCTGAAAAGGTCTTTATCTAATGTTCTTTACAGGGATCCTATTAAAGAAGGGATACTTGGATATTTCCTTT